CCCCCCCCCCCGCGGGGGGAGCCCGGAAAACCGCCAACCCCCCCCAAGCCTGCCCCGCCATGCCGGCTCCCACCCAAAGCACCGAAGTAAAGCGCCGCGTGTGGCACTACGTGCCCTATCGCCCGAAGATCGGCGACGAGGTGATCGCGGCCGTGCCGTCGGCGATGAAGGCCATCGCGCCATGGATCGCCGCCGCCCGCGATGGGCGGAAGCGCAGCGCGCCCACGACGACGATCACCCACTACTCCGAATCGCTGGGCATCCCGCCGAAGTCGCAAAGCGAACCGAAGACCGATCACGACTTCGAGTGCGAGCTGGCCGCAGCGCTCACGCTCGCGATCGAGTGGGATGGCTTCATGATTTGCCAGGAGCTCTACGGCCGCGGCTGGCCGCTCGATGCCGAGCTCGTGCAACTGCTCCACCGCTGGAGCTGCGACTACAAGGGAAAGAAAATCTCCGAGTGGAAAGCGAAGTCGAAGAAAGGAAACCGCGCATGAAACCTGCCCTCAGCATCTCCCACACCTTCGCGCTCCCGCCGCCGAATCGCGGATGGTCGGCGCGTCGTCGGCAGATGGAGACCGTGCACGATACACCGGCTTCCGTGCTCGCGCCGGAAAAGCACGGCCTGCTCTATCGCCTCGGGTCGTGGGTGTTTCTCGCGATCGTCTTCATCCCGCTGCTCATCCTCCTCGCGCTCGAAGCTCGTGACCTGCAGCGAAAGGAGCGCGACTGATGCCGACGGCCGCACAACTCCGCAACGCGGGCGTGTATGTGCCCGCCCACGTGCGCGACCATGAGGACGTGCCGCTCGGCGTGCCCATGACCGAGCAGGACGTGAGCCGCGTGGCGCACAAGATCCTTTCGATCCTGCCAGACATGGAGCGGCTGCCGCAGCTCTCGACCGATCTCGCCGGCGTGATGCGGTTGCTTGGCTGCAAGTCCCGCTCTGCCGCCTATCGCGAACTCGCCGCCCTCGGTGTGGCGCCCTACGTGACCGGCAAATACCGGATCCGCGACATCGAGAATGCCGTGGCCCGCCGGTCGATCAACGCCGCGAAGCAGGCGAAGGAATCCCGCGAAAAGAAGCAGCAACCCGAGCCCGTCGCCGCATGAGCCAAGCGCCCAAACAATGTCCCGGACTGTCGATCACGCCCGAAGGCGTGACGTGGGTGGATTCGCTGAACCGCGCCCACAACCTCGAGCGGGAGCGGCTGCTGTCCACAGGCGAAGTCGCGACCGAGATGAAGCGATCGGTCGATTGGGTGTTGCGGGCGATCCGCGACGGTGAGTTGTATCCGGTTCTCCACCACAACCCGCGCAACATCGAAGTGTATGGCTGCGCGATCCGCGATTACTACGCGCGGAAACTCACGAAAGGAGCGGCGGCGTGAATGGCCAAGCACACGAAGCACTGGAACGCACGGGTGGGGAAGCGGGAGCGCACGCGCTACAACATCCCCGTGGAGGGCGGAAAACTCATCTGCCAAACGGAGCTGATTCGATCCTTCGAGAAGGCGTATCGGAAGTTCAAGAACAGCCCGCGCCGGGTGCGGGCGGAGAACATCGCCGCGCCATGACTGACGCACAGCTTTTTCCCACGATCGGCAGCGCGGAGGCGCGGCAATACATCCGCCACGGCCGCGACGCGAAGAACGATGTCGCTGCGAAGCTCGCCGCGTATCGCCGGCAGGGCCAGCTCGAAGGCCTCGCGATGCTGATGACGATCCGCGGCCGGGTCGCGCAGGAGACGGGGCAAACGAATGAGGAATTTCTGCGGAGTGTCGGAATGCCGCCGGCCCCCGCCCCCCTTTCGCCGGGACTGATACCCGGCGACGTGAAGCTGGACCTCAGCCGGGAGCGAAAGCTCCCGGCTGTTGAGGCCGGCCCCGAAAGGAGCGCGGCATGAGCGCCCGGATCAAGCAGGCTATCGAGGAGTTTCGCCGCTCCTATTCGGCGCTGTTGACGGCCGCGGAGAAAGTCCGCGAAGAGATCGAGCGCGAAACCATCGGCTTCGACCGATTGCCGGCCGAGATGGCCGGGATCGTGTTGGCCGTGTGCGAGGCGTTCCACGTCACGCCGGCGCAAATCCTCTCCCGCGCCCGCCACGCGAAGATTGCCCGCCCGCGGATGGTGGTGCTCGCGCTCGCTGCCGACCTCACGCCGTTCACGCAAGAAGCGGTGGCGGGCTACCTCAATCGCGATCACGGCATGATCGCTCACGCCCGGCGCGTCGTCGCTCACGCCGCCGCGACGGAACCGCGCTTCGCCGCCCAACTCACCGCGCTTCGCCGCCAGCTCTCCAAGCTCGCTCCTCTCCACGTCGCCGCCTGACCGCGGGAGACGTTGCCCAACCTCCCTCTCAACCTCCACCGCCCCGACCTGTCGGGGCTTCCAGCCCATGCCCAAAATCGACGTCAGCAAAGCCGCAGAGATCCTGAAGAAGAACGACATCCCGCCCGACGTGCTCCGTCGCGTGATCGAGGAGATGAACCTCGTCGTCACGCCCGATCCGGTCGAAGACGCCGCGCCCGCGGTGAAAAAGCAATTCGTGATCCTCGTATCCGATCCGGCAGGACAGTTGCCGAAGACCGATTTCGCCGGGTGGGTATTGCAGATCCCGGAGGACGAGAGCCCCGCGACGACACAGGAACGCATCTTCCGCGCCGCCTACGACTACAACGCCACGCGCAAGGGCCGGCTCTATCCGGCGAAGACGGTGGGCGAAGCGATCGAGAACATCCCCGCCAAGCACTTCAAGGAAACCGACGTGTGGGTGAAGACGAAGTCCCCCGTGCTCGTCCTCCGCACCGACAACGAAATCCCGCGCGAGTAATCGACCACGGACCATCGCCCCCGGCTGCGCTCACATGAAGACACCGAAGACATCCTCTTCGCCAGCGACGATCCGCATCCTCCGCGATCACAACGCGTGGCGGCGTGGCCGCCGCGCTCAGATGCACCCGGCAAAGTTGATCGGGCGCGCGATTGACGATGTATGCGCGCGGGCGGCCTGTTACGTCCCGCTCTACGATGCGCTCTGCGAAATCGTGACCGCGATCAAAGACGACCCGGAGGCAGGTCGCGAGATGAAGGCGCTCGCCCGCCGCGGGCGGAAGACACTCGACCAAGCGAAGAAACTCGTGGCCCGCGCCGAGACATGAAAGCCGTCGACTTCCGCAATTTCACCTGGGCGCAGGTGCAGGAGCATATCGGCGACGACATGCGCCGTGTGCACGACGCGTGGCGTGACCACGGGCCGGGCACGACGCGTCAGATCGCCGAGCGCAGCGGCATCAGCCTGCTCACGTTTCGCCCGCGCACGACCGACCTCTATCACCTCGGCCTCGTCGAATGCGTGGGGTGTGAGAGCAACGCGGGCGTTTACCGCTTCGTGAGCGAAGACGAAGCCCGCGCCGCGGAGAAGTGGAAACAGGAGCCGAAGCGCACCCAGAAGCAGGAGCCGCGCGCGACTGCGGGTCTTCCGCCAACTCCAAACGCGGAACTCCAGACTCGGAACCGTCGCTCGCCAACAGCGAGCGAAGTCAGCCACGCCGCCAGCATCCTTGCCCGCGCGCGCGCCCACCGCCGGGCCAAACCCACCGGACGAAACCTCATCCAACCCGAACTGTTTGCCATCGCATCAGCATCATGACGACCGAATCTCCCAGCGCGCGAGATCTTTGCCTCACCGTTGGCGAACTGCGCGAACTGCTCGCGCGAAGCGACGCCCACGATAACGACCTCACCAACCTCTCGAAAGTGGAACCGCTCTGCAATGGTGGCATCATCCGTTTGCGCGCGACCGTGCTGGGCTCGCGGGAGATGATGGAAGAGGAACGCGAGATGCGCGAAGAGCAGCTCGCCGACCTGCGCAGCGATGCGGCCGTATTCGAGCGCCGCTGTGAAAAACTCCAACTCCGGCTCCGCGGCCTCAAGCGCCGCGCTGCCACCGTGATCAACCTGCCGTGAGCCCCGACTACGACTCCTTCATTCGAGCGAAGCTCCGGCGCCATCTGCCGAACGGATTCGCGCCGCGGCCAATCACCGCGCCGCTTTTCGACTGGCAGAAGCATGTCGTCGAATGGGCAATCCGCATTGGCCGCGCCGCGCTCTTTGAAGACTGCGGGCTCGGCAAGACGTTGCAGCAACTCGAATGGGCATCGCAGGTGGCGGAACACACGGGGCGCCCGGTGCTCATTCTGACGCCGCTCGCCGTCGCCCACCAGACCGAACAGGAGGCGCATCGCTTCGGCTACAAGGCGGAGGTCTGCTCGAGCCAAGAGCAGGCCGCGCAAGCCGTGATCGCGATCTCGAATTACGAGAAGTTGCACCACTTCAACCCCGCCGCGTTCGGCGGTGTTGTGCTCGATGAGTCGTCGATCCTGAAAAACTTTACCGGCAAGATGCGGCGCGAGTTGACGGACGCGTTTCGCGAAACGCCTTACCGGCTCTGCTGCACGGCAACACCTTCGCCGAACGATTATACAGAGTTTGGCCAGCATGCCGACTTCCTCGGCGTGTGCTCGCCCGCGCAGATGCTGGCGACGTTCTTCATCAACGACACGTTCAACACCGGCGACTGGCGTTTGAAGCGGCACGCGGAGGAGGAGTTTTGGCGCTGGGTCGCGAGCTGGGCCGCGTGCGTATCGAAGCCGAGCGACATCGGATATCCGGACGACGGATACATCCTCCCGCCGCTGAACATGCAGACGATCACCGTCAGCGTCGACGAGACGGCGGAGAAGCCTGACGACGAACTCTTCCGCGTGGCCACGCTTTCGGCGACGACGATGCACAAGGAAATGAAGCTGACATCGCGCAGCCGTGCCGAGCACGTCGCCAAGCTCGTGAATAGCTCGAGCGAGCCATGGATCGTCTGGTGCAACACGAACGACGAGGCCGATCATCTCGACGAGCTAATCCCCGATGCGATCGAGGTGCGCGGCAGCGATCTTCCCTCGCAGAAGGAAGATGCACTGTCGGCCTTCACCGATGGCAAGGCGCGCGTGATCATTACCAAGCCATCGATCGCCGGGATGGGCCTAAATTGGCAACACTGCCGCAATGTCGCCTTCGTGGGGCTGACCTACTCGTTCGAGGAGTTTTACCAGGCGCTGCGCCGCTCGTATCGCTTCGGGCAAGCGTATCCAGTAAACGCATACATCGTGCAGGCGTCGACCGAAGGCGCGATCCTCACGGCGGTGCAGTCGAAGATCGCCGCGCATGCCCGCATGCAGGAGCAGATGAAGCGCGCGGCAGCACACTTGAGAAAAGAAACCATGACCAACGAACTCACGATCAGGACGGAAATTAGCTCAGAGGACGGCGAAGGCTGGACGATGTATCACGGCGATTGTGTGCGGGTGGCACGCACGTTCGCGAAAGAGAGCATCGACTTCGCCATCTTCTCCCCGCCGTTTGCGGATCTCTTCACCTACTCGGCCGATGCGCAGGACATGGGGAATTGCGCCGATGTGTCGGAGTTCACGAAACATTTCGAGATTCTCATTGCGGAGATCGCGCGCGTGCTCGTCCCTGGCCGCGAGGTGGCGGTGCATTGCGTCGACCTGCTCTCCACGAAGTGGAAACATGGACGGATCGAGTTTCAGGATTTCAGCGGCGAAATCATCCGCGCGTTCTGGCGGCATGGTTTTCTTTTTCACTCGCGCATCTGCATCTGGAAATCGCCCGTGACGGAGATGCAGCGGACGAAGGCGCATGGGCTTCTCTACAAGACGCTCAAGGCCGATTCGTGCGATTCGCGCGTGGGATGCGCCGACTACCTGCTCGTTTTCCGCAAGCCGGGAGATAACCCGAAGCCGGTCACGAAAGACCCTGCATCCTTCCCCGTGGAGATGTGGCAGGAATACGCCTCGCCCGTGTGGATGACGGTCGATCAAGGCAACGTCCTCAACCGAGATGGGGCGCGCGATCACGCTGACGAGAAACACATCTGCCCGCTGCAACTCGACGTGATCGAGCGCGCCGTGGCGCTTTGGACGAACCCCGGAGATCTCGTCTATTCTCCATTCGCGGGCATCGGGTCGGAAGGTTATCAGTCGATCAAGATGGGGCGGCGCTTCGTCGGGTCTGAGTTGAAGGAGAGCTATTTCCGGCAGGCTTGTGCGAACCTCACGAGCGCGAGCGCACAGCATGAGTTTCGTTTTCTGGAGGGTGCCGCATGAGCGCCGACGAACTCCGCAATCTCCCCGACCAACTCCGCGGCGAAAGCATCGTCGATGCCATCGCGACGATCATCCAGGCGGGACACCGCGACCGAAAGACCTCGCACGAGGTCGCGGGTGAAGTGGTGCAAATGCTGAAAGCGAACGCGAAGTGAAACCCGCCCCGGCCATACTCACCCACGGCCCTGCTGCCGAAGCCGGCCCGATCCTCTCGGACCGCGCGGGCGACACGACCACTGTTTGGCGCGATGGCGAAGTGGTGCGCGAGGATCGCTTCGGGCGGGCGCGTGGGATGCCGCATGCGTCGCCGGTCTTCGGATACGAGACCGAGGAGCCCGCCGCATGACCAAGCGTCTCACGACGATCTCCGACCTGCCGATGAGCGAGGCCACCCGTCGGCTCAATCCGCACCTGTGCGCGGGCGAGTCCGCTGGCGTGAGCCCATTTGTGCAATCGTTGATCGAGGAAGTAACGCCGAAGAAGGCGCGGCTGCGGCAGAGCAAGAAACCGCTGCTCAATCCGAACGAGACGGCGTTTCTCGCGCACCTGCAGGCCACGATGCCGGGCGCGTATATCCACGCCCAGGAACTCCACCTCGGTCTCGCAAACGGTGTCCGCTACACGCCCGACTTCCTCACCTTCGAGCCGATGAGCGGCCGGATCTGCTTCTGGGAGGTGAAGGGCACGAAGAAGATTTTCGATGGAGCAGGGGAGAAACTGAAGATCGCGGCGGCGAAGTATCGCTGGGCCATCTTCACCCTCGTCTGGCGCGAGGCCGGCGAATGGCAGCAGCAGAGGATTTTACCATAGGACTTTTATGGCCGGAGACTGGATCAAGCTCGAAACCGCAACGCCGGATAAGCCGGAAGTCATCCTGATCTCGTCGATCCTCCGACTCGATCAGGACGCCGTCACGGGAAAGCTGGTGCGGCTGTGGTGCTGGGCTGATACCAACAGCGTGGATGGCGTCGGTGTGCGCGTCACCGCCGCGTTTATCGATCGCCTAACCGGCAAGCGTGGTTTCGCCGCGGCGCTGCGCCAGGCAGGCTGGCTGGAGGGCGAAGATGGTGCGTTGTCGTTCCCCGGCTTTTGTCGACACAACGGGCACAGCGCGAAAGCGCGGGCGATGGAGCGGCGCAAAAAGCAGGAGCAGCGCAATCGGGACAAAAGTCCGGACATTTCTCCCAAAAATGTCCCGTCGGGAGCGGGACAGAATCAGGACGAAACTGGGGACAAGAGCGGGACTAGAGATAGAGAAGAGAAGAGAATACAATCCCCCCCAAAGCCCCCCGAGGGGGCGGGCGGCGGCGCGGGTTCACGTGACGGAGACGGCCCGATCGTGCGGCTGGTGATGCCCGAAGTGCTGGCGAACAACGCGGCTTTCGTCGCTGCTTGGGAAGGCGAATGGTTGCCGTATCTGCTCGCTCGCAACCGCGGGCGCGTGCCGACGATCCACACGCTCGAATCGCACCTGCAGACGTGCGCGAAGCTGAGGCCCAGCCAAGCGGTGGCGGCGCTGAAATCCGCGATCGGCAAAGAGTGGGCGGCGCCGGACGAGAATCCGAAGGTCACGCTCTTCGAGCGGCCGACCGATGAAGTGCCCGACGACTGGAAGGCGATCTGGCGGGATGAGTTTCCGCCGGAAGATTTCCCCGACGCTCCGCGCTACGAAGAGGGCGAATGGAAGGCTGTTCGCAACGACCACAAGCAGATGATCCGCGATCTTGCGAAGAAGCGGCGGCGGAATGTGGCCTGATTTTTCCAAACGATGAAAACGAAGACGAAGATGATGCTGGCCGGACTCACGGCCGTCGCGGTGGTGCTGGCGTTGCCGGCGGCGCCGCTCGCTTCGCGGATGGTGATCTTCAACCGCCGTGCCGCTCCGACGCTCTGGATCGCTCCGCAGATGAAGGTGACTCCCGAGCCGAAGTTTCAGCCGGTGACGAAAGCGGAACTGTTGAAGCTGCTACAGCGGGGGCTCTCGACGGCAGAGCTGTCGCTGGCGACGTCGCTGTCGCACGGGGATTCCGAATGGTCCGCCGGCGTGCGGTATGATCGTGGGCGGGTGGAGGCGTATCGCGCGGCGATCGAGTGGGCGGAGTTGTTGGAGGAGGGGCGGTGATCATCGGCACTCTCACACGAGCAGGGACCTTCCCGATCAGGGAAGAAGAGACGACGGGTTTCGTCGTTTCATGCACTCCCGAGGATCTCGCGCGGATGCAATTCCTGCCGATGTATCGGCGGGTGGCGATCGTGCCAGCGGATCAGGCGGTCGACGTTGAGTCGCTGCAACAGATCATCGCGGCGGCCGGCCGTGCGACCGAAGCGGAATGCTCTTGCGGAGGCCATCCGGCTGACGACCCGCAATGCTGTCCGGCGTGCAAGGTGTATCACCGCATCGAGGCGGCGAAGCGGGCTATGGAGAACGCCGCAGATCAGCCGCGCGTATGCGAGAAGTGAATACAGAGCAGCACAGCACGCACACCGTTCGCCTGCTGGTGACACGCATACGCGTTGGCTGTGGCTGCTGGTTCTACCTCGTTCCTCAGCCCGCGCAAAAAGTAGCATAACGCCTCATTTTTTGCTTGCACAGCGTGTAGCGTAGCGCCACAGTATGCGCATCGAAAGGCAATACCGCCTGAGACAACCAAGGAAAACAAAATGACCCGCGAACAACTCAAAGAAGCGATCGACAACCGCACCCTCTACGTGGCGGACAAAATGGCGAATAGCGCCTACGTCTATTTCGAGCCGACCGGCAAAGAGCACGAGCACGCGGTTCACTACGTGAAGACTGACGGCGTGTGGACGTGGGAAAACGGTATCTACGGCGACCTCGTGGCGGCGGTCGGTGGCGAAGAAGCCGAGGCCACCATGCTCGAACTCCTCGGGCTGCGCGACGAATGAGCTGTGCCCATGGACCCCGTAACTTTAGCCAAGCTGCTACGTGAGCACTCGCTCGACCTCTTCCTGCGCCGTGAAGCCGACCTTGAGCGGATCCTCAAAAAAGTCGCTTCGCAAAACGAAGCTGACGCGAAGCTGCTCACGTCCTGCGTCGCATTCGCTCTCGCCGAACTCCAAACACACAAGGCTGCCAAGCTCCTCCCCAAGCATGAAAGCTAAGCCCATACCTGCCGCCCGCTACAAGAAACTACGCGAGTCGCTGGATGCGACTCAAGGCGAGGTCGCCGACCTGTTGGGTGTAGACCGCACCACGGTGGCGAGGCGCGAAACGGGCAAATTCCCCGTCACCGTTGAAGCATTTTTGGCCCTCGAACGCCTTCGCGACATCGCCGCCTCGGCGCCGCTTTCTGCGGAGGCAAAGAAGGCGATCGACGAGGAAAGGGGGCGCACGGAGAGGTAGAACGTCAAGATGACCTACGCGGCCAGCGACCCGAGCCCATTGGGTGCCTAAGCGTCCGCGTTAGGTCTGGCGCATGGTTAGGCCCGAACAACTTTCGCTATGAAAGACAAAATCAAAAAACTACAGTGCCGCATCGTCGGCCACAGATACAACGCCGCCGAAATCGCGGTGCTTACGCTCCGAATCGACACAAACCAACACTACCACGACAAGGTGCTCACCTGCGAGCGCTGCGGCTACGAAGAGTTGATCCCGGGGACCGGATATAGGCCGAACCCTGAGATGCCGCTGATGACGGCGAACAGTGGAGCGACCTTTTACTTTCCGCCACGCGAGACGGCCTCGGCCTAACGTCCGAGTGGCTGGCGTTTTCCTGAACCATTGAAGATCAGACACGATGACCGCTCAGACCAACACTCGGCAACCGCAGCCGGACACGCGTGCGCCCAACGATGACCAGCGGTCATCGTTGGCTGTAGCGCAGGGTTCGGCTCCGTGGGCATGGACCCACTCGCGAGATATGGAATACTGGAATCCTGTCCCCGGTAAATCGCGCGAAGCCGCAATTGCCGAGGGGAAGCGCCGCGGCTACCGCAAATTCTGGATCGCTCAATGCCGCCGCATGACCGCCGAAGAAAAGGAAGAATATGACGGCTCGTGGATAGTCGATCCGACAACCGAAGAAGTGGTTGAGCCGAACGTTGGCAGTGAGCCACGCGCCGAAAAAGGGCCTAACACGTGAGCGGAGGCACAACCCTTTGAACCTATGAAAAAGCAACGAGCGGAGAAGCCACTCCCGAAAAACAGGCCCCGTAAGCGCGTTGGCTCTGGCAGGCTGGTTAGGGTCCGGGCCTCGTCTGCCAACGAGCTTCTGGGAACGTGGGAACTGCGTCGCAATGAGGCGATCAAGGCGAAGGACTCGCCGGCAACAACGCCCTATCGAGACGAGAGACACCACGATCTATGGCTCGTGCGCGAGACGGCGATCAATGAGTGCATCGAAGACTTCCGCCGGCTGCTGGCACATCCGATGAAGCGACAGCCGGACTCTAACATCGCGGCTCAGCCAACGGCGAGGACGGAGCCGCGCATTCACCCCTGAGCTTATCGCCGTTGGCTGTAACCGCTTGGTTCTACCTCTTTCTCCTATGAAATTCACAACTGGCCAGATCATCTCCGCAGGGCTCGGGAAGCTCTGCTGCAAAATGGAAGGCGTGTATGAAATCGTGAACTTCCTCACCAGCGATAACCTCTACACGCACCAACTCCCGCGCGCATTCCGCGCGTGCGAAGCATGGGTGATCGAGCAACACCCGTGGCTCAAGGAACTCGACGAATCGAAATGCAACCCCGAGACGGTGTGGGAGTGGCTCGCCGATGCGGAAGCGCGCTTCGGGAAAATGCACGAACTCCAACCGCTCCCGCAGGATCGCTGGCTCTCGAAAGGGCCGGTCGCGGAACTCCTCGAAATGGAAGTCCCGCGAGACCGCATCATCACCGTGGAGGCTCAGTAGGTAGAACAACAAGACCTGCAACGCGCGCGAGCGCACTTAGCTATATGATCCAGCAAAACAGCACTTCGGAAACCTCGCCGCATTCGCCGGCAAGTGACGGCTCCACCCGTTGCCCCGCAACGTCGG